GTGCAGTACACTGCGACTCCGTCCGTGGACGGGGCATACGGCCCGCAGAGAATGACTCCATGGCCGGTCGTACCGGTGCCAAAGGTTCCGCGAGAAATGATCCGTGACTTGAACGAAGGGATGCTGATGCTGTCAGGAACGCACGGGGGCTCGTTGAGCTGGTTGAACGGGTCAACGACGGCTCGCAAGTAGTCCGCAGTGCACCGGGAAAGGTGCACCGCGGGCTTCGGGGGCTGCTGTCGCTTGGCGCGTTTCCGTGGCTTCTGCTGCTTTGCATCGCGCTTTCGCTTGTTCGATCGAGTCGGCATGCCGAAGTTTGAGATTGTCAGTTTTCTTGCGGGTACGTGAAAACTTAAACGTATAAGTTTAACTGAACGGGCCCCGAAGCGGACCCGTCACGTACCCGTGCCCCCCCTAGGGCACTCACTTCACGGCTTTACGCTCCGCCCTCTTCCGTTGGTTCTTGGATTTGGGTCGGGGCGCTTTCTGCGGCCGTGCGCGTGCCACAGGCTGCTTCGCGGCTGTGGCTGCCAGACGGAGTGTTTTGAGGTACTCGGCCTGTAGTGCTGGTTTCTGGACGACGACGACGTAGCCGTCGATCATCGCCAGAAGTTCTGCGTCTTTCACCGGTCCTGGGACAGAGCGGTACTTCAGCGCATGGACTCCGACGTGGTGCGCGTCGAGCTTGTCGAACAGTTGCGCGGGGTCGCACGTCTTCCATGACCCGTCGACGAGTGTGAGTGTTGGGAACTTTGTGTCCTGGTACGCTGCCTTGGCCATCTTGGTCGACGGCTTGTCTGGCGATTTCGCACCCACGAGGACGATGCGCGGTGTCGGCTTAGGGTCGCGGATGACCGCCACCTCCTCTCCGTTCACCATGCTTGGTTCGTCTGCGCTGATCTCGGCAATGTCGTTGGACACCATGAGCGGTGGCGTGAGGAAGTCTTCCAGCGTTTCGCAGCTGTTGATCCAGCCACTCCACGCCTCGACGTCCCAGTCACCGAAGGTCGCGACGACATAGTCCGTCATCCACGCCTGGTACTCATTGTTGAACTGCACATCATTGAAGTCTTTGTGCGTCCACCAGCTCTGCAGTTTGCGCTGCTCGTTCTTCACTCCTCCGGCCATGTCAACCACCGCTCGGACGAACTCGCCAATGAAGGGCGTATCGCGGTCGGTGAGGAACAGGGCACTCGCCTTCT